CCCATCGAGGTCCGGAAGCGTCTGCTGGAGGAACTGCGGAGGATGCGTGATGCTCAATCTGAGCCTATCAACGGAGAACGCCTCCTCCAATCTTGACCATTGGTGGCAGGCAGTTGAAGGTGTCACCGAGACCCAGCTCGAAGCCAGCATCTATCGGAGCGACTTCTACGAGTTCCTCCAACACTTCTGGTCGGTCATCGTAGTCGAGAGACCCGTCTTCAACTGGCACGTCGAGTTCTTGTGTCGGGAGCTCCAACGCCTGGCCATGCGGGTGGCCAAGGAAGAGGTCAAAGAGTACGACCTCATCATCAACATCCCACCGGGTACCACCAAGAGCACCATCTGTTCTCAGATGTTTCCGGCCTGGGTCTGGACTTTTCTTCCTCAGGCGAAATTCATCTGCGGGTCCTACTCCCACCAAGTAGCTCTGAAGGACTCGCTCAAGACGCGTGACATCGTCTTGAGCCAGGAATACCAGCGCCTCTATCCTTACGTCACGCTCCGTGAGGACGAGAACACGAAAGGCCTGTTCACCAATCGCCAAGGTGGATTTCGTCTCTCGGTAGCTACTGGAGGTCTGGCTACCGGGTATCACGCTCACTTCATCATCATTGACGATCCGCTGAATCCCGAAGAGAGCTATTCAGAAGCACACTTGGCCGCAGCGACTCGGTGGATTCGTCAGACGCTGCTATCGCGGAAAGTCAACGCGATGGTGACACCGATGATTCTGATCCAACAGCGCCTCCACCAACACGATCCGTCTGGTGAGCTCTTAGCCAATGATCCTTCAGGGTACCGGCATATCTGTCTCCCTGCCGAACTGACCGACAAAGTCAGTCCGCCTGAACTGGCTGAGAAATACCAAGACGGTCTCTTAGATCCGATTCGACTTCCGCGAGAAGTCCTTCGACGGTATCAGGTAGATCTAGGCCACTACGGTTACTCGGCTCAGATCCTCCAAGATCCGGTACCGTTGGGAGGTGGGATGTTTGAGGTCGAGAAGATTCAAGTCGTGCTGACACCGCCTCTGAACATCGTCCGAAAGGTGCGCGCTTGGGACAAGGCCGGCACGACCGACGGGGGTGCTTATTCAGTCGGAGTCTTGTTCGGAGTGGACGATCAGAGGCGATACTGGATCTTGGACGTTCGTCGAGGTCAGTGGAATTCGGCGAAACGCGAACAGATCATTCGAGAGACAGCCGAGGAGGATGGGGAAGAAGTTGAAATCCTGGTTGAGATCGAAGGCGGTTCAGGTGGGAAAGAATCCGGGGAGAATACCGCTGCCAATCTCGCCGGGTTCTCGGTCCATCTGCTCCGACCTACAGGCACCAAGGAGGCTCGGGCCTATCCGTTGGCATCCCAGATCGGAGCGGGGACAGTAGGCATGGTGAAAGCGCCTTGGAACCGAGAGCTCTTGGATGAGTTCAGGGCTTTCCCAGCCAGTCGTTTCAAGGATCAGGTGGACGCTTGCTCGATGGCGTTCAATTTTCTGGCGAAGAAGAAGAAAAGGATCGGTGCGTTATGGTGAAAAATCCCTGGTTGGCGTTGAATGAGATCGTGAGTCGCCTCAGTCTAGTGCGAAGGCTGACTGACCCAAGACGAGACATCGATGCGGAGTGCGGGCATCCGACCTCTGTCACCGTGCAAGACTTCCTGGAGAAGTACCAGCGCGGTGACGTAGCAGCGCGGGTGGTGTGCGTCTGGCCTGAAGAATCCTGGTCCCGTCCTCCCATCGTGTACGAAACCGAAGATGAAGTTGAGACGGATTTCGAGAGAGCTTGGAACGCGCTGCTTCTTCGCTATCCCATCTACCCTATGCTCTACCATGCAGATGTCCTGAGTGGCATTGGGCGGTACGGGGTGATCTTGATTGGGATAGACGACGGTCGGGACCTCTCGGAGCCCGCTGACCTGAATTCCAGAAAAGAGCACCAGCTGCTCTACCTTCGAGCCTTCGACGAATCGGTGTTGAGCATCAACTCGCTTATCACCGATTCCAGTCATCCGCGATTCGGTTGGCCTGAGTACTACACCATCCAATTCAGTGGGGTGGACGGTGTCTCGACGATCTCTCAGAAGGTGCACTGGTCGCGGATCATTCACATCGCTGACAATCGGATCTCGTCTCAGATCTACGGTGAACCGAGAATGGCTCGCGTCTTCAACCGCATCTTGGATCTCCACAAGATCGCCGGCGGGTCAGGCGAGATGTTCTGGAAGGGCGGGTTCCCAGGTCTATCCCTTGAGGCGACGGAAGCCACCACCGACGCTGAGGTAGATCTGAAGAGCACTCGGGAACAGCTGGAAGCCTACATGAATGGGCTTCAGCGATACCTGGCTACGGTCGGAATGAAGGCCAATCCCCTTCCGGTCGAGGTAGCTGACCCGGCACCTCACATCGATGTCCAACTTCGACTCATCGCTGCCGGTATCGGTGTCCCGTGGCGAATCTTCATCGGATCGGAAGCTTCGCAATTGGCCTCAGAGCAAGACACTCGGGCCTGGATGCGCCGAGTTCGGGGCCGCCAAGAAGGCTATCTCACACCCTATTTGATTCGACCGTTCGTGGAGCGACTGGCCGCGATGGGCGTCTTGCCAGTGCCTGAAAAGATCCTCGTCTATTGGCCGGATCTGGAGAACCCGTCTGAGAAAGACCGAGCTACTATCGCTGATCTGAAAGCGAATGCTCTCTCCAAATACCTCAATGCCGGTGGGGATCAGGTCATGCCGCCGTTCTACTTCCTGACCTTGATCATGGGATTGAGTGACGGTGAGGCGAATGCCGCTTTGCAAGAGTCGCTGGGGGTCGTTCGTCGCGAAGAGCAGCTCCTCTCACCAGATAATAGGACATCGTGAAGAATCCGCTTCGGGTTGATCCTACTCGGACCACCACCCTTCGACAGCGCTTCATCAACGAGATGAAGCGACGGTTCAATCAGCTGGCTAAGGCGATCCAGCAGTATTGGGCCGACCAGATCAGCATCCCTCGAATGGGTCGGTTGGCTGATCGAAACTTCGTCTTCGAGACTGACCCTCAGAAGCTCGAAGCCTTCAACCAGTGGTTCAAGCAGCAAGTCGAGCGCGCCTTGCTGTTTCCTTCACCTGACGCGCCTTTCGACATGCCTTGGGTGGCGATGTATGTCGACACCGCCTACAAGCGTGGAATGCGAAACGCATTCCTGGCCACCCAACAGGCGGGAATCCTCACTCCCTACGACACCTCAGAAGAATTCATGCAGCATGTCGCCTTCGCACCGGAGGCGATGAGCAAGGTGAAGCTGTTGGCGACTCGGGCCTTCGAGAATCTGAAGGGCATCTCAGAAGGTACCGCCACTCGGATGAACCAGATCTTGGCGGAGGCGATGATCGTCGGGTTGCCCCCTCTCGAAGTCGCCAAGCAAATGGTCTCAGGGCTGGAGAACATCTCATTTCGACGCGCCTTCACTCTTGCACGGACTGAAATCATCTTCGCCCATGCTGAGGGACAGCTGGATTCATTTGAACAGTTGGGGGTGGAAGAACTAGGCATTCAGGCGGAATGGAGCACCGCTGGAGACGAGAGAGTCTGCCCGCAGTGCCGCCCCCAAGAAGGCAAGATTTTCACCATCGAAGAAGCTCGGGGAAAGATCCCTCTCCACCCGAACTGTCGATGCACTTGGATCCCACACCTGAAAGAAACTCGAAAACGTAAGAACACCAACCCATGATCTACATCCGCGGGATGCTCGGCTTGGGCGACAACGTCTATCAACGTGGCATCGTCCAGATCTTATCCCAGAACGACCTGTGCGTAGTCGAAACTCCTTGGCCTCAGATCTACTTAGATCTACCTCGGGTGATCTGCACCCCAGCACCTTCTCGTCTGCGAACGCAGACAAAGAATGTTCGACGGAGTCTGGCACTCTTCAAGAACCCTCCCTACGCTACCTCGCAGCGCTTCTTGAATCTCACCTACGTCCCCTGGCAGCGACAAGGTGTCCCTCTCTATCAAGGCCTCTGCTACTGCGCCGGAATCGACCCGAAAGATTACTTTCTCCAGCTGCGCACATCAGCCATTGAGAGAAAAGATCACGTCATCATCCGCCCCCACACTCTCCGCACTGAATGGCTAGCCAAGAACCGAGGCCCTGATCCTAGTGCGATCCAGTTCGCGATTGATTGGTGCAACGCCAAGGGATTGAAGACGATTGTGGTGGCCGACATTGACCCGCCTCTGGAATACTACGACGGGCCC